TGCTTGTGCAGTACCAATTGCTCCAGTACCACTTACACCTGTAACTGGTTCATCTAAAGATATGCCTACATGACCAATCCTACCAAATGTATTAATTCCTACTGGTGCTTGTTGAGACCTTAATACTCTTGATAATGTTATTGAGCTTGTAAAGCCAATTAATATTTCTACATTTTCAGGGTCAGTAAGAGGTCTTGGATTTCTTAGTGCAGTTGCATCAGTTACATTTCTTGCAGGTGTAAGTTGTGGATGTTTAGTGTCAAACTCTGATGGCTCTACTCTTAAATTATCCCATGTAGTTTTTAATTGTGTGTATCTAACCTCAAAACCAGATATATCGCTGATTGCTTTAGATTTTTTACCTGATGCAAATTTAGTTGCCATTATACCAAATTAAGCCCTGTTGGTTGAATTTTAAGTCCTACACCATCATTATCATTAGATGATGCATATTCAAAAGCTTCTTTGTATAAGCTATTTAGTAGTGGGAATTTATCTGGTGCAAACTTTACTGATAGTTTACTTGCTAACCCTGCACATATACATTCTGACCAAGTATAAGGTATATCTGTGTCTTCATTAGATGCAGTAATATCCTCTAATTGGTTCATAGACCAATAATTTAATTTATATGTACTTTTATCAGGCGTTTGCCATAAAAATATTTTATAAATATTGTTTGAACCACTTTGCCTACCTTTATCAAGCATATATTGATTAGGTTTACCTGTGTCAGATTTATTAGGTATCTGGTTATACTCTGAGATAGTGACCCTATTTATTATAGTGTCTGTTCTTGTAGCATCTGCACTATCAAAAATAACCACATCTAACAAGTCTAGTACACCTGCAGGCAAGTCATACGAAGATGTATTTGCTGTTAAATTTAATGTTCTTTGCTGTACTGTCCAATAGTTAATCCCACGATTCGCCCACTCTGAGAATAATAAATTTAAACTTCTTCTGGCAGATATGGCTTGATACCCAGTTCTTGTTTGAATATCAATACCACATCTTTCATAAGCCTCTGTTATTATCTCTTCAACATTAGGTCTGAATGTAACTGTTCCAGATGTTGCCATTACTGTACCTTATAGTTTTTCTTTAGTCTCATTACTATTTGGTAAGAGTCAGATGTTGCACCTGCACCAGTTGTAGTGAATAATATGTCACCAGTTGGATTAACCAATGTTGCAGTATTTCCCATACCTTCGCCATGTTGTGTACAATAATAATACAAATCTGGTGTATCAGCAGTTGTCACAATAGTTGTTTTCGCACCTGCTTGACCGGGCACACCAACAGTTGTAACCCCAGTTGTATATGTTGCACCACCTGCACCTTGCTTGAATGCTATGGGGTGGTTAGCATTTGTATTATCTGACTGGTCAAATACATAAGTGTGATTTTTTAGTAGGTTTATTGCAGGGGCAGTTACACCACCCAAAGCAAATTTATTACCTCCAGAATTTACAACAGTTACAGCATATGTTCTTGTTGCCTCTGTTAATTGTGTTGTTGAAGGCAATCCACCAGTTTTTGAAAAATCAAAGTAACCACTTTGGTCTTCTGTTAAATTCAACATCATTGGGTCTTGAGTATCACCATCTTTTAGGATTTGAACTGTCATCCCAGATACATTGAATGTAACATCTTGTATTCTAAGACCAGTACAACTATCGCCATTACTAGCAACAGCCAAAGTTGATGCATCTACTTTTTGAACTGCACTTTCATTGCCTGTGTCAATATATTGATAGTTGAATTGATATACAACTTCCCTAACATTTTCAGAGAGTATTTTGGTTGAAACTATATCAGCCATTTAATCCTCCCTATTAAGCGTCAGCGAATGGTGTAGCTACTGAACCAGAACCTATTAAAACACCCTGAACCATGTACTCTGCTGTGGCTAATGCTGTAATCTCAACGTAAGACCCAACTTTACCACCTTTTGTACCATTGTTCATATCAATGACATCATTTGTTGCTCCCGGCACGAATGATTTTTTCGCACCATCATCAACTGCTACCATGATGCTTCCAACATATTTATCTGTGCCATCTGTTTTAATCTTTCCTGTCATGTTTGTTTGAATTAGAAAAGTATATTTAGCACCAATTTCTGCTGATTTAATTGTAGGTAGTGTTATAACACCATCTGCATCATTGACCTCAATAATACGACCTGCGTGTGCATCTACTGTTAAAGTAGTTTCTGCTGTAATATTTTTTACATTATTAGCTCCAAGTTGCATAAATCCATTATTAGATACAACTGGACCTGAAAAGGTTGATTTAGCCATGTTAATTCTCCTTGTCTTGGCTATTGTCTACTTTCGTAGTCAAGGTTAATTATGATGGGTGGGCTGTGAAACCCACCCTAGTTTGCGATTAAGCCGCGCCCTCTGTTCCAAAGACACCTCTCCAGTCAGTAAAACCAAAAGAGTATCTTTCACGAACCTTATAACGAACATTGCCTGTCTCAAAATCGCCTTCAACACCTCTTTTAAGTGGTGAACGCTGAAACATTTTAAGTCCATCAGGCACATCAGTTTTGATAAAGAATGCATCACTATCTGTAAGTCTTCTCATAATGTGATAACCTTGTGGCATATATCTACCACTTCTTAATGCATTTATATCATTATCTGCAGTACCTACTCTTAACTCACTATCCAATATTCTTTGAGCAGTAAAGGTGTAAGCAGTTGGGATAATTAACATTGTTCCCTGAGCCGCTATTCTTAAACCTTTATCGTCTTTCATATCAGCAATCTGAATTAAAAGTGATTCGATTGATGTTTCTGATAAATCAGCCGCGGTTGCCAAAGTATTACTCTGGTTACCACTTTGTGTTGGGTGTGATGTGCTTAATAGTGCAACACCATCTCCACCTGCATAAACACCTGCTGATGTAGCATTGTTTAAAATATTTGCCGCTTTAATTTCTTTAGTGGCTGACATACTTCTTGCTAATGCTTTAGTATATCTTGAAGCGATTGAACCATATAATCCATCCTCTTCTGCCTCTTCAGTTATTGAAAACGCTAATGCTACTGTTTCATGTTGATATCTTGCTGTGTATCCTTGTGAAGCTGAATCATAAGAGATTGGTGCACCTTCATCTTTTGTTGGTGCATTTCCAAAACCTGTTAATAATACATCTTCTTCAAAAGCTCTATTTGAAGTGTTTGCATCAAATACAGCCTGATATTCAGCAGGATATGAGTCGTACTCAAGACCAAAGAGAGTATTCAATCCGGGCTCAAGCAATTTAGCAAATTGTGCTCTATTCATAGACATAAATTACTCTCCTTATATTCCTGCAGTAGCTTTGAGTAAGTGCTCATTGATGAGTACTTCAAGCTGTGCATATTGAGCAAAACTATTTGATGGGTCTTCCCAAAGTCCAATAATTTTGCAAGTTGCTGTTCCGTTAGACATAGTTCCACTTAAATTGAAACCAGACTGACCTGTTGTTGTAGAGCCTGCGTCTGCAACCACATCAGCACAATTTCCAATGTTGGTTTGTGCAGGTGTGCCTGCTGATTGCACTCTATAAACAATATATGGGTCATCATACACATAAGCCACAATATCTGTTGCTACTGTGCCTGACGGCCAATATTTTGAATAAACATATTCTCCATCACTTGCTGTGTAAGATACACCTGCAAAAACACCTATATTGTTTGTTTCTGTTGCAGTATGAGGTGTTATAACTCCATCTGCTGTAAGAATTACAAGGTCACCAGTAAAAATATTTTCTGCTAAACCTGATGTAATAGTATATTTGTTTGCTCTTGGTGCATTACCACTCATGTGACGAAGGACCTTAAAACCATAAGGTGAATTAGGATTTGCCATAATGTTTCCTTCCTTCTGTTAAGCGTTAATCCTCCATGGCAGATAAATTTTCTCTACCACGACTTGTACTGGATTTCCTTTCTTGAAAGAATGGAGTTCCAGTTTTACGACCTAGAGAATCTAGCTCACCAGTAAGGGCTTCATTTTGGTCATTGCTTTTTCCTTTGTAATAGTCCTTCATAGCTTTGTGCTTTTCTAAAGGCATCTCACATAAAAGCATTCCCTCAATGCCTATACAACCTGCCCATTGACCATGGTTGATAGTTGGAAATTTTTGGTCTTTTACTGTACTAGCTTTTCTCGGCTCCCAACCTTCACGCATACGCTTGTACACATTGTCAGGAGTATCTTTACCCTGTATTGTGGTAGCAACCCAACGCTGAATGAACCCCGGTCGTGCATCTGGGGCATCCAACAATGCAGGAGGTGTCCAAGTTGTTTGAGGTCTACTTTCCTCATCTCTTATTGACATCCTCAAGTTCTCATCACGAACATTTCTATTTATAGACATTAGTTATCCCTCCTAGTTTTAACTGATTGTATTTCCTTAGCATATTTTTTCAATGCTTCAGGGTCTGTGATACCTAATTCTCTAGCCATAGCAAGTTCATCCTTAGAGACTTTAATTCTGTTACCTTTATAAACTGAGCCACCTGTAGTTGGTGCAACTGCTTGTCTACTATTTGCTCTTGGTTTAGTAGTAACACTTTCCCCTGATATTATCTCAGGAAATCTCTTTTGTAAACGACTATTTAGTTCTCTGTAATAATCAGGTGAGTTTTTATCAAACCCTTCAATATCAAGCTGAACATCAATAGCTCTTGCTAATGCTGTTTCTTGCTCAAAACCTTTTGCATTAAACCAATTATTTTCTTTCCACCATTGCTGTGCCAGAGGTGGTGTAGGATTAGTAGCTACTTGTTGAGCCTTACCCACAGTTGGTGAAACAGCATTTTGCCTAGATGCTTTTTCCATTCTTTGCAAAGCTAAAGATGTTTTTAAATCAACTAGCTCTTCATTAAACTTTATTTGAGCCTCTGTATCACCTTCTTCAATAGCTTTTGCTAAAGCTTTTTTTGTAAGATTGTAGTGTTCTTGAATAGCCTCTTGACCTTGTTTTTCATTTTTAACTTCAATCTTTTCAAGTCTTTTTGCCATAGCATCAAGTTTACTTTGAAGTTGAGCAGTTTCTTCTTGAGACTTATTCTTTTCAGATATAAGTTTTTTTATACGATTTTGCACATTTATGCTGTATTGTTTCTTATCTTCCTCAGATAAAGTATCTTTATCAACTTCTTTTGGCTTTTCTTCAGTATTTTCAGTTATTTCTAACTCAACTTCAGAATCTTTACCTTTTGTTTTTTGAATTTCTTGATTTATTTCTTCATTGATATCATCAATGGTTTTTTCTGTATTTTCCATATTTCACTCCAAATTAAACGTAAGCTGTGACTTCAACACCATCAGGCAATATTGCTGTGATTTCATCATCATTTAATAATAAAAATCTAACATTATTAACGACAATTTTTTGTCCTGCATATTTGCCATAAGTGACTTTATCACCTACTTGTGGAACAATCTCTTGTTTCCATCTTTCACCTGTCTCTCTTTCACGATAGGCAAGCTCCCCTACTGCCATAACAGTACCATGAGCAGTAAGTATTTGCTCATTTTCCTTAACCTTATCAGGCAAAAGTATACCACCTTTGGTTTCAGCTTTGATATCATTTGGTTGGATTAAGACCTTCCAATTCATAGGTCTTGGTAGTTGGTTTGAACCAATAGATGCTTTTGTAACACTATCAGTTATAATTGCATGATGATGAGTCATGGTTACATCTCCTTGTCTATTTGTTTTATTGTTTCGTCTATAATCTCAGAGGATATTTCTAAACCCTCTGACATCCCGACGTTTTTGTGATATTGGTTGAAATCAGTCATACGACCTTCAACCATATCAAATGCTATTTCAGCTTTTTTCTCCTTCAGTTTCTTCTTTATCAGGTTTAGTAATTCTATTGTGTTCATTTAAATCCGTCTCCCCAGACATTGAAACACCAGTTACATTGATTGTAACGTCTTGTTGTTCCTTATTTTTTTCCATATAAACCCTTTTTCTTACCTTTTTTCATTGGCTTTTTTTTCATAGTTGCCTTTTTCATGCCTTTTTTCTTCTTTCCATGGTCCATTGTTTTGCCTCCTTTTAGTAGTTTTGCAAATTGAGTTCTATTAAGCATATCTTAATTTAACAATAAAAACAGTAATTTAAAGATTTTTTTACTTTTCTACACATAATGTGTTGACTTATGATAATTAATAACTATATATTTTTATATGTATAAAACTTTTTATAGGAGAAAAAAATGGAGTTAGTCAATAATAAGAGTTACAGACAAAGAAAAGGTATGGCAATAGAGCATGCTTTTTTAGAAGACCATAGCCCAACTCAATATGCTTATATAAAGCAAATTCAAGCTATTGATGATGCAAGAATTGTCATATTTGATTTGTACAATAATGACGATATTACAAAAACAAATGCTAATAGATATCTTTTGCAATTAGAAAAAGTGCAAAGACAGAATATAGATAAAGCATGGAATATAGGTTTAGATGTAAGTTATTATGATACTTTCAATGATGTTAATATGTGGACAATATAAGGAGATGATGATGCAAAAAATTATAGATAATATTAGATGTGGAATAGAAGACCAAATAATCAGCAAGGTTGTAGGTTGGAACGAAGAAGGTGAGCAATTTCACTTTGTTGATTATGGTTTTCAGGTATCAATGAAATGCTTTGGGTTAAATAAATATATACCTGAAGCAGGCACAGAGCCTAAGTCTTACATAAATTACAAGAGTTTTGATGATGGTATATCTGAGTTTTTAAATGTTATACAAGATGATTTGTCAAAATGTTTTGCCATAGTGCCTGAGTATAATGGTGAGTATTTTAGTCAGCTTCGTATTCCAATCAATAAACTAAAAGATTTAGATGCACTAGATTTAATACTTATAGAAAAGGAGGAAGTATGAAAAGCAAAATCACAAAATCTGAAGCCATGAAGCTCTGCGAAAAGCAGGGCTTCACTATGGATGTATTAGAGCAAATGGTGGAGGTCACCCCAGATGCTCGTAAATACACTTTTACTGTGGAGAATGAAAGGCAGTTTGCCATCAAGGTTCTGCATGTAGTTTCAGGTCTTACGCAACGACAAAGAGAAAGAGTGTTGCAAAGAGCTTTGAAAACTAATAAAATATAGATGTAAATTTTACATTTATAAATTTACGCATTATCCTCTCCCCTTAAACCCTCACTATTAACTTAGTGGGGGTTCTTGCATTTTTAAAGAGTTACGTCTTTGTATTTCAGGTAATATAGTCACACCTGCTCCTATTGAGAACATTACGTCTGGAAATCTTTTAAATAGATTTTGTTTAGTTGGTAATTCATCTTTTTTTGCAAACTCCTCAGCACTTAAATCATCTTTAGATATTCCATAACTATCATCATAGTCATACTTTTCAATTCGTAGTCCATTCTTTTTAAGTATAGCTTCTACTTGTGGTGAGACATCTTTAGGCACTATTGCACCTACAAACTCATCTAGTTTAACACCTCTCATTGGTTTTGCCTCAAAATATTCTGTAGGTAGACTTATAAGTTTTTCTCTTAACTCTTTAACTTTAGCTTGCAGTTCTTTATTTTCTTGTAAAGGTTTGTCGTAGTTTTTTGAGTATTCATGTGTGCCTAATCTACCTAACATAATATCTTCAAATAGCTCTTCTGTAGTACGCATATCAACAGTAATTTCTTTTATATTGGGTTGTAATATATTTGCTTTTTTAAAAACATCATCTGCTATTTGACCTACTAACTCTAGTGTGTCTTCATATAAATTTTCAAGTTCCTCTTTTTGTTTAGTAAATTCAGTAGTATCTGTAATTCTGCTTCGTTCTGCTTTTATCTCAGATATTGTTCTAAATGTTGGTGTAAGTTTAGCTCTTAATTGACCCATGCCCTGTAAAAACATGGCTTCTTGTCCTGCACCCTTTTTCTTTCTCATTACCTTTACAAAGTTTTTTAAAGTTGCGGGTAAATAAATTCGTCTTCCATCAGGTCTGTAATCTACAAATAACCTTTCTTTAATTTCACCACCTTCATCAAGTATATCTTTTCTTTTGTTTATCAACCAATTTTCATATTCAGATTCTAATGCCCTAGGAACATAGCCAATTCTGCTGAACACAGCATTATCGCTTATGTCTTTAAAACCAAGTGGTATTCTTGAAAAACTCCCTGCCCGTGCATCACTTTGTATACCTTTTTCCAAGTTTGCTAAAGTTTCAAAATTATCTTTTGTGAGTGTTTTATCATAGTTTCTTTCAAGTAATACAGTACGCGGAGATAATGCTCTGCTTAAATATTCACGAAAATATACATCTAACAAATTTTCATCACTCACAAGAT